CAGAAGCAATAGTTAATGTATTGGTAACACCACGGTCAACACCATTCAGCGTAAGAGCTTCAGTGTGCGTAACCGTAAGCGTTGCCGCTGAAATAGTACTTGCCATAGTTTACCTCACTTCTTTTTCATTTTCTTTTTCTTCATGATAGCAGACTGCACCTTTGGTGGCAACTTCTTTTGCCCAGCACTTAAACCAGCAGTCTTCTTCTTCATACCCATAGCCTTTTTCTTAGAACCTTTTCCTCTCATGCCATTCTCCTTTTACTGACATATTTCATAAAATCTTCAGAACAATTGTCATAATAGTTCTGGCTTTCTAAAAATTTTGAAAATTTATTTAGTTCATCTAACCTTTGAATGATAACCATTCCGTATTCATAGTCTACAACCTGACCATAATCCTCAGGATCTAACGCAGGATCATCTGGTTCTTCTCCCGGTTCAAAGACCATTACATACAAGTCTCTGTCTTGAATACGGTCATTGTACCTTTCTGCCCAATAATCTGCATTAGACCAAGAATCTGGATCAAAGACAATAATTACTAATTGGTACTTATCATCCCAACTGTAAACCTGCTGACGTACCGTAGACTTATCTCCCATCAACACCTTGACCTGCTGGTCACGCCACGCTTTAGCAGCAAAAGGACAGGGCTTGCTGCCGTTATAAAAAGCTGAGGGGATATCTAAATAGTTAAATATCCAGTTCTCAATTTCTTTTTTTATTAACTCTAGGTCCACGCTTATCCTTTGGAATGTTTTGAGTTACTAACTTTTGAGCATCCTTGTCAGTATACCGAGTGGTAGTTCCACATGCACACTTAAATTTACTTTTCATATTCTACTCCTATGATAAATACTCAACAGTACAAGGGGCTGCGCCAATGAAATCATCTCGCAACGTGGCATCTATATCCTGAACTGGTCCACCGTTGATGCTATAAGCTGTTCCCCCAAAGTCTAAGAATGCACCATCCGGTGCTACAGTACCCGCTGTAACATCATAAATAACTACATCTCCATCAAAATTAGTATATCGAATAGTTGCAACATTTGCATTAATCCAATCACCTAAAAGAATTGCCTGTGCTGCTAATCCCATAGATCTTCGGAAACCTCTAGTGGTATTAGTAGTACAGATCATTGTTTGCAATGAAGCATTTGTAACGCCAGCTGCATCAATGAGAGTAGAATTATCAGTACTTGTAGTATAGTTATTACCAGAAGAACCTGTGAAGCGTTCAGAAGCCAATACAGTTTCATATGGAGTAGTACCATTTGTATATTGCCATGTTAATGTACCATCTGGAGGTAAGACAAATCCGTTATCAAGAGAATTAAAAATAGTTTCTCTGTAATTTAAACAATGCTGTAAAGTGCCTCGACAAAGAAGCTCGTGTTTATTCTTAATAAGACAAGAATTATCGCCATTACTTTTAATTTCTAAATAATAGAGATTATCGCAAACATCTCTCGCAATTCTAATAACAGCCATTTAACAGTCTCCCCATTCGGACAGCACTTTAATAATAGCATTGAATCCATTGTTGGTTTGAGGATGGTATTTAAAAGCACTCACATCACCAAGAACTTGTAACAGATCTTGAAATCCTACCGTACCATCTTCATTTAAGTCTGATGGGCAAGAGTTATCAGGATAATAGTTTACTGAATAAGGTGCCGGATCGCATGGATGTCCGTTGCCGCAAGCAAAACGAACCACCCCACCAGATGAAAAGTAATTAGGACCCGTAAACCTAGCAATGTGAAACGAACCGGGCCACTTCTCGCTCATCCAATCCACGTCAGCGTCCCATCGAATGAGATCACCGTAGTCGATCTGTGAGGGAGACTCACAGCACTGCTGAAATGGCACTTGACCTACGGGGTACGGCAGCCAGTACTTCAGCACCGGCGTGTCCATCAAGTCCTTGTGCTGCTGCTGCACCAGCGGGTAGCGGTACTGCGGGCTGGAGTTGCCGTACTTCTTGCCAAGTGGTCCGTGCAAGATCCACGAATCACACCACGCATAGTCAAGGTCAACCAAGTCTCCTAACCTTGGGCAGCAACCTTCTGGTCCCTCGAAGATCCAGTTGACTGGCGTGAACTTCGCACCGAGGTAGCCCCATCGTTGGTACGGGTTTGCTTGAACACAGTCCCATCCGTTGGGTGCTTCGCTGCAAGGCAGCACGGTGCCGTCTGGCAATACCCAGTCGCCAAAGGTCGTGCGTGCTTGGTCATACTCGATGCACTCGATGCAGTTGTCGTACCAAGGATACAGGTAGTCAGGTCTGCGGTTCTTGAACATCGGACCTTCAATAGCCCAGCCAAACGATTTTGACGGGGACTCATTGCCACGGGTACTACCAATCATGTAGGGCCGTCGCGGGCTTCCATCAGGGTAGGAGAACTCAGGATCAAACCCAGTTTGAATGTAGACATCAAAGGTCCGTCCAAATGGGGTTAATCTACCAAGATCATCAATCCACATAGCGACAGCATCAGGATCCGAAGGAGGACCAACTTGTGCAATAAATAAAGATAATAATAAATTTAACATTTCCATCTCCTTCTTGCCTTACGCAGTCTACTGTTAGGATCCTTTGCAGCCTTAGGAAACTTCTTCATCTGCCCAGCTGAACGAGCACAGTATGATTTCTTTCTAGGACCACCTCCGGGTTGAGGAGCTTGAAGATTAGAACCAGTCTTACGATTAATCATGCGTCTACCTTTAGCGGTAAGACCCCCAGCTTTACTCTTACACTTGTTGCCAATAGTGCAACCTTTCATAGCCCCCTTCTTTTTGCTATTTGCCATATTATTTCCCCTTCTTTTTCTTCCATGAGATACGAGCCGGTCCTTTTTTTCTAGACTTAGCAGCAGTACACTGAGATTTAGTAGGACGGCAAGCCGGGTATGGACGCTTAGATCCACCCTTAGCAGACTTGCGACCACATGGCTTGCCGGTCTTACAATCAATCCAACCTTTACCATTGTTTCGGCTGAACCATTTCTTAAGACCTTCTTTAGCCATTACTTCTTCCTTCCCTTGCTCTTATTACCCCAATTTTTAGCACCAACTTTACGACACTTTACTAAAGCACCGGAGGCATAAGCACTGGGCCACTTGGTATATCTGCTCTTAACTTTATTATAACACGCATCTCTTTTTGCTTTTTTCTTAGCCACTTGGACCCCCCATTTGTTGCATTGCTTGTTGAATACCTTGACCACCAGTTTGCTGCAAGTCCATCATAGCAGCTTGTGATACACCTTGAGTGACTGCTTGATTAGTAGCCATCTGTTGTTGTGCTGCCATCATTTCTCTTTGTTGCTCGGCTTGCTCAGCCTTAATATCTTCTTCAGTACGAATCCAATTATTAGCATCAAAGCCAAGGGCAGTAATCAAAGCACGGCCATACTCTTGGAACTTAAAGGTTTGCATAGCTTCTTGAGGAAGATTTCTCATCATCTCACCAAGCTGCATTAGCTTCATAAGCTCTGTATCTCTACTCAATGCTTGCAAACCAGTAATAATTTCTACATTTAAAACACCTTGATCATCAAAGAATTGATCTTGTAATCTTTCATCAATCACACCTTCATCAAGCATAAGGAAGACGGCTCGTTGAACAATAGGTACAAACAATTCTCTAGCAATAGAACTAAATGCACCACCCAAAACCATTTCTAACTCTTGTCCAATACGACGCACAGCCGTAGCAGTCACACGGTCACCGCTAGGAATAGACGCGGAATCAAGTAAGAATGCTTGACCCACCTCTCGCCGCATAGTTTCAACAGCTTGGAAGGTTGCTTGAATCTGAGGGTTCATGGTCTGAGCGGGAGACAGAGTAAACACATCCTGAGTCCTAGCAGGAACCCAAGTGCCGTTAGACTGACCAGCAAGGTCATCAATCTCTGTAATACCTGCGGGGTCTACGCCCATCCAAAAAGTTGAAGCAGCAGCCATACCCTCTTGACTTGCCTCAGTATAAGCCTCTAAAGACTGGATATCTCCAGCGATGTCTTCGCAATGAGAACGACCATAATTTTCACCAGCAACAGAAGCCCAACGCAACGGGATAATTGGGAACACCTTATATGAGCCTGTCTCGATGATTTGATCATTTTGCTCTCTTTGTACAGTCCACTCATCCTCACCCTCCTCTTTTGTTAAACGAGTGTAGATTACTTCATACCCCTCTGAAGCATAGTCAGCAGAATATTGAGCACGGAAGTTATCTTCAATAGATTCATCATTATCTGATGCTACAAAATCTAAATAGATAATCTCTTTAGGGTCACCATTAACTTCTCTACGCATAACATAGTGATCAAAGCGAATGACCCTAAAGGTAAAATCATCTTCCATAATAATAAGACTATCTCCAACTACAATCAAATGTTGCAAAGCTTGGAAGATAGTTTCTCGCAAGTTTCTAGAAGAAATCTTACGATACACTTGGTAACTCATAGCTTCAAGATAGCTATTGATTTCTGGTGTAGGTTCCGTCCCGGGCTTTAAACTAAACTTAAAGAAGGGGGCATCGTTGACTGGCAACATGGCTGATAACATTCTTGAAGCCATGCCGACCACACCACGAGCAGAGACTGAACTAAAGGGTTGAGGAAGTTGTTCTTCATTTGTCCAACCTGCGGGAGGAAGCACAGTTGGTACAGTTAAACTGGCAACGTATCTTGACCGCTCTAGTTTGCGGATACGCCTACTATCAAGCTCTCTAAAACGATCTTTAATACTCATTAGTCTGGCCTCTTGGTAATTTGTACACCGGGTCTATCAGAAAAGAAGTCCATAATATTTTGTTTAGCTTGGTCTTGAGCAGTAAACTCTTGAATAGCTTCTTCTTCCTTCTCTTCAATCTCCATCTTTTCTGCCTCCATAGCAGCATATTGTTCTTCTCTTGCCGCACGCTCTAAAGACAAACGAAGTTTTTCCTCTTCAAGCCGAGCCATCCGAGCCTCTTCTGCCTCTTGTTTTCTGTACATTCTTTCTCGCTCTACGTTTGCTTGCATCTGTGCTTGCATAGCAGAGGGATCGTATCCTCCCATACCCATTACATTTTCCTCCTACCAATGCGAAGCATACCTAAAGATTTTTTAGGTCTGTATTGCTCTCTTGATTCTGTTAACATTTTTTCTGCTAAACGATCAGCAGCTAATTGAGTTCTTTTAATATCAAAATCCTTAGACTCTGCCTGTCTAGTATCCTCACGATATCTAAAGTTAGCAGGCATCAATGCCATCCTTCTAGCCTCAATACGCTGCATAAATTCATCATTGGTTCTTTGCGCCAACTTAGTTCTCCATTCGGCAAAAGCAGCATCACGCCGAGCCTGTTTTTTTCTTTTACTTCTACCAAAAAGTAAACTGGTGCTGCCACCACGGTTGCTAAAAATCACATTGGCCTCCTAACGGCAATACGCCCTGCTGAACGGCCCGAGCTAGCTCTCTGGGCCTCCAAGTACTCTTGACTCTTCTGAGCCTGTCGTGCCTTCTCAGCACGCTTACCGGACTCCTGAATAGAGATTCTAGAAGTCTCTGCAACTTCCTTGTCATACTCTTCTTGAGCCCTATTCATTTTATCCTCTTGAAGCATTTCTTGTTCTTGCTCTTTAACCCGAGCATACAAAGCATTTTGCTCATCAACATAAGCTAACAATCTTCTTTCAAACTCATCTGTTCTTTTTGTAGCTTCCCAACCAAGTAATTCTTTTACGCCTCTTTTTTCTAGGTCCGCATACAAACCATATAGGTCTTGCTCAGAAAAGCCTCTGTCCATAAGTTTTTTGTTTAGCTTTTCGTAATATCTACTTTCATTAAACATATGTGCTCTAGCAGGGTTGTTATAATAACTAAAACCAGCAGACAGTTTAGGTCCACTATATACAGACGATTGCTGATAAGGATACATTATCTCACCCCTTTCTCTTGTTGTTTAATAATTGTTTCTAATTTACGAATAATATCTCGTTGACCGCCACGAAAGGCCCACTCCTCACGAGTCACTTTTTCCTGATACTCTAGTGGCGGATACATTTCTTTTAGCAGTTTTGGTAATAGGCTGTCGATCATTGGAAACTTTTTCGAGCTCATTCTTTAACTCCTCAATCTCTAATAGACGTTTATCGTTTTCTCTAAGCAAGTGTCCAATTACAATGGACAGTTCAGCATCAGTTAACTTTACTGATTTTAACGCTTTGTTGAGGATTGTTGACATTACATACGGCATTAACATTCTCCTGACCCTGACAACAGGGTTCTATATTAGTTTTACACCATGAACATTGTTTGTGTCCATGTACATAAATACCTGTCGTTAAACGACTACAGTAATTACATCTAATTAATTGTTCAAAATATGACATTAACTGCATCCACTAGTTGATCCACAGTTTGTACACACAGAGCATACGCCTGCTTGAACCATACTAGTAGCACCACAATTAGAGCATTTGGATTGCATGTTGATCTCCTTTATACCCAAAGTTCCATAACTTGATCATCTGACCCGCCTTATCATACTCTCCGTCACGAAGAATACGAACACACCAAGCCATTGTACGACCAAATGCTATGGGGTCTAGATCACATCGACCCTTATGCTCAGGACGCTCTTCCGTCCGATAGAGTTCTAGGATCTCTTTAACCCAATCATCCCTATCAGTACTATCTAAAAACTTATCAGCCTTCCTTGGACCGACTTTCCACAGACCGGGGATATTGTCGGTAGCATCACCAGTCATCCACTGTTGAAAAAAGAAACGATCTGCCTCTTCAGTATTAACCAAAGTGGCAGACCGTTCCTTGTCGGGATTCCAGTGCCAGCCGGGGGCTGACCGTAAATCTTTATCAATAGTCACAGCAATACCATCACCGCTAGAGGCAGCAATACCTAAGATATCATCTGCTTCTAGTTGTGGGTATTGTAATACTTCATAGCCATCAACAACAATTTCAACTGCATATTTCTTGCAATCAGGCTGCATTGTAGCGTCTCTGTGAGCCTTGTAGTCAGGCCACAGTCTACGTCTAAAGTTCTGGCTTCTAGGGCAGGACAGAGCAAGCACAGGCTGGCATCCACGAGGAGTCCACTGCTTGATATCATGCTTGAGCCTGTCAGGTAATTCATCAATACCTTCAGCATCAGCCCAGAACGCAGCTCGATATACTAAAATATCAGCATCAATAATCGCTATCTTCGGCTTCTTCATCTAGCTTATCTTCCAATTTCTCAATAAGTTTATCTAACATTGCAGTCATACGTTCAATCGCATCCCCTTCAGAATTAGGAGGGACAATACCAAGCAGTTTTCTTGATAACTTGTGGATCTCTCCGTTGAAGGTGCGAAGTGTAGCATCATTCTCAATGTAATAATCAACATCATCACATGCAACATGCTCTACCTCGTTTGCAAAATTTTCTGATTCATGATTTCTCCAATCAGCATTTAAGTCTTCAATCTTTCTATTGCCATGCCGAACAAACACAAGCATGCCACCTAAGTCTGAGCATAACTTAACCTCATTATCGTATCTGCAATCATCTACAATAACAACATACTCCCAATGCTTTTTATTACTAGCAATATCAGAATGTTCTTTGTCTTCAATAGCCTTGAGTTCTTCCAACCAAGCATTGATCCAATGATCAGGATCTAATTGCCGTGCAGTTTCACCCATAAGTTGACAATAGGATCTATATTCTTGAGGGTTTTTATCTTTAGTAAACCCATCAGCAGCAGCTCTATCTTTGATAGGCTTCGCGAAGGGAAGCAATACTGGCTTCATTCCTGCCGAGAATGCGAGCTCTGCAATCTGATTCGCAGCGTGGGTCTTCCCAACCCTTGCTTTGCCTGAGAACATAATAATTTTCATTCTTTAATTCCTTATAAAAATCAATAGGTTTATGTTTGTATTCTACCATATAACCAGAGCTTCGTAAAATCTCTTGTGTTAAAGTTGTACACAGCTTAGGTTTCTTACCTAGATAGTATCCGGTCATACGCCACCATGCAGTACCAAGAATACTGCCACGATAACAACTAACAAGTCTAGTAAGAATAGAATGTGTTAGATTAGTTTCGCCAAACACATGACTGTAAACAGGCTTGCCATACATTCTATCAAATGTATCTTTACTATAAACTTTAGCACTAAAATTATTACTAGTAATAACAGTATACTCAGTATCACCAAACTTTAGTACAAGATTGCAATGGCTAATTTTATGCGGTGTCTTTTCAAACAAAGGCTTAGTTGTAAGCCATACCAAATCAGCCACTGGGTCATCCTTGAATTCATAAAAGTCTACACTAATCAGTGACATTCTGACCAGTCCTTTCCAATTTGATACTCACCGTCAATGGGCATCTTACAATCAAGCTTCTCGCCTGCTTCAAGCAGAGCTTGTACTCCAAGCTTTCCTACTTCTTCTGCAATGTCAGGTGGACATTCAAGCTGCCACTCATCATGCACAGTAGCCATAAACTTAACCGGCATGTCTTTGATCTTACGTTCAAACAATACCTGAGCCAGTTTCATAACAATAGCACCATCACCTTGTAGTTGCACATTCAACGCTGCATGTTGAGACCGACAAGGAACAAGCCTACCATCAAGCAGCTTGACCTTGCCGGTCTTATCAACATGAGCTTTCACATCTTCAATAACTTTTCTCAAAGCTGGAAGACGAGACAGGAACTTTTTCTTAAGAGCAGCACCAGCATTAGCATTCTTGCCAATGATCTTGCCAATCTTTTCGTTACCTGCACCATACAAGAAACCATAAAAGAAAGTCTTTGCATCGTTTCTTGTTGGTAGTCCAGCAGCTTGTTGATTCTCAGAGTGGATATCTCCCTCCAAGATAATCTTAGCATATGCTCCCTGATCATACTTAGCCATGCGGGATGCAAGCATGCGTGCTTCTAGACCACTAGCATCAATACCTACCTGAACATTACCAGCACTAGGAGTGAACAATGCTCTTGCTCGCTTATCGCCAGATACTTGTTGCAAGTTAGGTTGTGATGCTGTCATTCTACCAGTAACAGTTCCCTGCGGATTAACCATGCCGTGGATTCTACCATCTCGACTATGGGTAGCCCGCTTGATCCAATCAGAGACTTGTCCCTGAAGTTTTGTAATATCAAAATATCTTATCAGTGTTTCAGCTTCAGGAAACTTGAGATCACGAAGCACAGCCTCGTCGACCTTTGGGTTTCCCTTCTCTGTTCTTGGTGGTGACCACCCATACTTAGAGCCCAAGCGTTCTGCAATCTGTTTCCTTGATCCGGGATTGAAGATTGTGACTTTATCCTTGAGCTTACGCCCAGTCTTTTCTGACCACCTCTCCTCTACGATGGGTGGAAATGATTGTCTCATTTCATCTTCAATAGAGATTTTATTATATTGCAACTCCTCT